GGTTAGTTTAGTTCAGTTATACGTACGCTAGATGGTGTTAGTCTCGGCATAAAAGACTGGCGTGAACGCGCAACAGTGTGTGCTAACACAGTGCCGCCAGCAACAACCCTAGCTGCTGAAGCAAAACCGTCTGAGACAGTCGTTGCAGAAGGCAGGTAGTGTTTAATGCTGCTAAACAGGTTGTCAAGTGAAGGGAAGTGGTCAGCTAACGTTGATTCATCGTTAGCGTAACCAGTATTCGGGATAGCACCACTCGACGAGTAACCCTGGATGCCCTCAAGATTGAGAACGGCTTCCACCAGAATAGTTGTGCCTGGTGGTAGGCCAGCTAGGGAGATAACTGGGGTAGAAGTAAAGAATGCGGATGAACTTCCCAGAGTATAGCCAACTTGCGCTGACTGAGTAAACTGGAAAGATCCTGGATCTGTGGGTAAAATGATTGATGACGCACCAGTTGCTGCATAACCCATTTTGGCTTGTGGCATAGCGCTGATCGAGCTGGCGGACATGCTCTGAATTCCTAAGGAATACAGAGCAGGTACATCAGCAACATACGCTATACCTGGTGCAGAAGTGGAGGGACTTGGGGGATCACGCGTAAGCCTCCAGAAACAACACGGTATTCTGAGGCTAATTGTTGAAGCGGTCCTACGTTCGTGGCATTGGCATAACCCCATGAGGTTGATGTCAATCCTGAATCATTATAGTACAGCATACTAACAATGGATGGCGTGAGTGCTACTGAGAACGTACCATCGGCGGAATTGGCGGCAAATACACGCCTCAGGTAAGCGGTAGCAAGTGAGGTAGGCACCATGGTACCAAAGCCGATACGGCATGGGCCATAGGACCAAGGATCAGAGAGAGTCCTAAGGTAACACTGCATTGCGGTTACCGTGGGGGAATTACCGCGACCACGATTTCGAGTCCGTGCTGAGCGAGTTTTAGTCTTAGTGACCACAGTTGGCCGAGGAGCTCTTCGACGTCTTGATTTCGGCTGTTTGGACCTTGGGTTGGTTGGGTTGGTTCGGGTAGTGACTGTTGTGACAGGCATTGGTGTTCTTGAGCAGATTGTCTGAGTAAAGTTGGGGGTCGTAACGGGAGGTTAGGATAAGGATAATCGAACAAGTCGTTGATATCAGGATCAATGAGTAGTTGATTAGTCAGTTTCGTTAATTATAACGAGATAATGAGTTAAACTTAGTTTAACGAGAAAGTTATGATGCGTTGACATACCGGGTCAACGCTCACACGAAGCTCTTCCCCTACTTAGGAGCGCTTTACAGAAGACTTCGGTCCGGTCCGTTTAGTCTTCTTCTTCTTGGTCTGGCCGTTACCAAGGACCGCAGGGGGAACTGCGGAATTTGCACTGCTAGCATCTGGAGCCAATGGCGCTATTGTTCCAGTTGCTACGACAAGGGCATTAACGGCGTCCTTATCGCTTTCCATAACGGTTGGAGTAGGTGTGTGTTTAAATGGGCAAGTAGCTATTCGGTTGCAATTAGCTCCGAACAAGCACTCATGCTCCATTTTACAATCAGCATTGCCACATTTTGACCCTAATTTGCACATAGGTGCTTTGATGATGTCTCCATTGAGGACGACATGTCTTTTAGGGGCTGCCACAGGTAGGGTAGGTTCCATTAAAGGTGGGGTCAATAGTATGGCAGGGTTTGTATCCGACGCCACCAACCATTGAACAAATAGGGCATAGTCAAATGAGGGCAGTTGCTTAGCAGCTACGTCCGACATCCAACCATTCCTATCCACGTTTGGGAACTGGTCACTCTCTGAGAAGTGTGACCACCATGATCTTACAAGTCGCATCTCCTCTAGGTCCGTGGCGTTAGCGGTTAGTTTACTCAAAACCGCGCGCGCCATCGGTCCAACAATAGGAGTGTTAGCGTCTGATAAGATATACCCCTCCATCTTTTCAACTAGCTTCTGAGCACCAGTGATATGGTTGGGTAAATTTACTGTGACATGCAATTTGGCCATTTGACGTCTCAAATCACACATGGAATCGACGCCTCCGGTCCACACTTCAGGGCAAAATTGCCTTGACAAGAAACTTACGCCGAGCTCTCCGCGTTTCACGGTCTCACACTCTAGTACCTGTCCAAGCTCTTTCGCTGTTCTGATGTATAGATCAGGGTCAACGTCGGCTGTTAATCCATCATCACCACCGTAGATGCCTAATTGATCAAAGGCTTCTCGCGGGGTGGTAAAATCGTTACTTCGCTTCGTACGACGAAGGGTAACGTATGCAACAAAGGCATTGTCTTCACTGTTGGCATCTGCCGTTTCACCGCTACCTGAGCCGCGGATGAAACCGGTAAAATACCAAACACCATTCTTGGTGACAGCTCTTACTCCGAATTGACGTAGCATCAGCTCGGATAATTGCGGCCAGTGGGCCTTGTTGAATCCCCTTTGAGCAACAATTCTTTCAAGAACTCGGAGAGAATTACTCACATGTCCATCAAACCTACTAAAATCGGTATTATGTGCGTGGACCTTGGCGCGTTGGCAAACAAAGGAAACTCTAGTGGCTATTTCCTTAGGTGTTTTACCAAACGCGTACCATGGCATAGATCTCATATGTTCTGCCATGGCATACGTAAAATGTGAGTATTTATACTTCAACTCTGGTGAGAATGTTGAAATCATTCGGGGGTCAGTCAATTTCTGATAAGGCTCTCTCTTGACAAAACTGTTTACTAATGGCTTACCAAGGCCGACAGACAGCTCACCAGTCTTAAGAATGGCTTGCTGTGCTGGTCTAGCTTGGCGTGCAAATACCTCGTCTACATCCACAGGGTGGAGGATTCCTGGTATCGGGAACATTAGCTCAGCAAATTCCAACATGTACCCATACATCTCATTTGATATCTGGAGTACCGAGTTCTTGGCCTCATTAACTCTCCCTCGCACTGCCTGACGATCGTTATTGACGGTCATGTCAGGGGCATAGGTTTCGTTAATGAGTGGGTTCATGAAGGGGGTCAGGGAAGCTTTGGCGTCCGGCTCATACGTATGGGGTTCATACTGGAATCTACCTATCGATTCGGACATAGGGTAGACATAGTTCAAAGGAGGACCACGCTTGAAGCGGTGGTACTCCGTGAGAATACCAGCACACAAGTCATCAGCATTTGTTATTAGCTGCTTAACTTGTGCCGGGCTCAGTTGTGTTCCTGTAATACGAGCATGGGCTGCCAATTTATCGTCTTCGACGACGGAGATGTTTGCGCAAGCGTACTCTCCAACGCTGCCAGTAGATCTACGCATGCCTGACTGTGTCACGACATTTAAGCGCAGAAAAGAACGCTCTACCATCTCCTGCACGGAGATCTTATCGCCAACCATAGTTGGGGGAGCTTTCATCTTTAAAGTTACTACTGGACTTAATCTTTCTAGTACATTGCCTTCAATCCATCTAGAGGCTTTGAAAACAGGGGATACGAACGTTACTGAGGGAACCAGCAAGATCAGCTGGTGATGAGGGCTCGATTGGCGCCTCTCAACATTATAAACGGTGGTCCGATACCACATGCCCAGACCTAAGGGGTCAGTGCATGCAGTAGCGATGAGCACATCACTAGCGTAGTTCCACACCATGTGAGTGTAGGTAGCTGCGCCTGAGACGTGATAGACCACTTCGTTATTCTCATTGAACGTGAAGCTAAAGTTGCCTTCAGAGAAAGCAACAGCCTCAGGCTGAAACGTGGCAATCAAATAGGTACGTGGGTACCTGGCCAAAGTTCGAGGCATATCGATATACATGTCAACATCCACCAGCACGACGCATGAATCCAAAGGAGGATTAAAGTCGCGGGGAGGGACACATAGATCTTTCGCCCAATGAGAAGAACGACAACCATCATAACCCTTCTTGAAATCCGACGTGGACATCTGGGTGTAGTATGGTTCCATTCCTAATTCCTTACAAATAAGGTGGCATTCCAATGATACCTGGTTTCGCTCAACACATGCCTCTGGATGGCTATGGTTGTTGCTAGCAGGTAACGGTGGGTAATATATCTCCGCGGCTCGAAGAAACGAGCTGCGTATAGTCGACGCATGCAACTTTGGTTGCTCGCTGCGAGATATTAAATACGCAAGGTACATTGAAGAAAACCGGTTGCCAATAGGACTGACATTAAATGTCATGTATCTACGAATGATTCTGTAGGTTACATAACTAATAATCCCTGTGCCAAGGACTATTAAACCGATCTTCACCCAGCGTGGCATCTTCGGCAAACCAGGCCATCGTGGCATGCGAATGTCGGGAAGACGTTTCGCAAACCAGTCCGGCATGGCTCGCCGGGAGGTGGCTACCACTTTGGATGGGGTGTATGCAAGAAAACCAGTTTTCTCGCGATACTCCCAAAACTTGTGCAAAGGTCTGGGAGTAAGCTCGGGTCCGTCCTTATTAGTGACGTGGTCCCAAGCCCTTCCGATTTGTGCTGATGTCCGGCACAAACTTTCGTACGCAGCATCATT